AGGTTAGGCACGACACGCGACTGAACGAGGCCGGCACTGAGCAAATCCTTCCACTCTTCGGCGTTGAGTTTGATTCCGTGCCAGTCAGTTTGACTTGCAATGTCGGCCAGCATCGCCCACATCTTCGCGTTCTGTTCAAGGTTGCGTTTCGGCTCGGCAATGCTGACGATGTGACCTTCAGGCGCGGTCAGCACATGCCGACAGATGGCCTTGCGGGCGGATTCTCCGGTGATGATTAGCGGGCGCATCAGAATAGGTCTAGCGTCTTTGTATCAACGAATGGAACGGCCTGGCCAGCCTCGATAAATGCAGTGCAGCGAGGCCCGGAATCATCCTCAACCCATTCCTTGACCGGGCCACGGAAACTAGCTGCAATGATTTCGCAAAGTTCGTTGTCGTCGCACTCGTCAAAGTCTGCTCCTTCGAGCATGGCCTTGTCCCGCTGGCAGCGCCGGCACCATGCGTTCACAAACTCCGCGCCTTCGCTGCCGTTGGCAGGTTGATATTGTTCAATCATGATTCGCCCCTCTGATTCATCATCCCGAGTTTTGCCTCGCAAAACGGGCAAACATTCAGCATCAGGCCACGATCATTTTTCGACCGTTTGTAAAGAACGCCAATCAAAACAATGCGCGATTTTTGCACTTGCTCCATTTTGTAGAATCCGGCCCCGGTTTCTGTGATGCGTGCAGATAGGTGGCTGCACAAGGTATGTTCGTTGCAAGTGTTCATATTTTCACTCTCCGTTAATTGCCCAATTACGCAAAAGCTCCGCAAGCCATAGCGCGTCTTTTCTATCCATTCGCGACGACCTGACAATTAACTCTCCATTGCCGTCATAGCCAACAATAAGCACATCTTGCAAATTGTCGTTATCAGCAAACTCCATTGCAGAAAGCAATGCTTGGCGCGGTGTGAATGTCGTTGTTGCAGGAAGCGAAGTAATCATTACTTATCCTTATGTTTTACAAGCCTGTTATCTAACTCGCGCTGAATGTCATCAGTTTTGCACATCGGTTTTCCAGAAAAAAGCCCACCGCACTCGGCTTTGTCGCCGATACGGAAATTTTTTCCGCACATAATGCAATGAACAACAAACTCGTTTTTATTTGGCTTAATAGTAGGTTTATTTGTTTTCATTTGTCTTCACGCATCGGCGATCCTTCTAAACCCATGCGATTAATGCAATCCATTGCTTGCTCAGATTGTTTCCGCATAACAAGATCCATAGGTTTTTTGTTCATCATTTCAGCGTTAATTTCTCCTGCGATCTTGCTCATTCTGATTCCCTCCGCTTCTTCCACGCTTCCCGGCATGCCTGGCGCAACTTATCGGTTGCTTCCTTGCCGCGATGCGACTCAACAAGATGGAAGTAATCAGCCGCCTTGTGGCCATCCGGGTAGCACTTGCGGATAACGGATTGCACCTCGCAGCGGAACAGTTCGGCGGCGATTGATTCAGCAGGCTGGCCGGACTCTTCCATGATGGCTTGGCGCTCGTCTGCGGCTTCTTCGATTGTGGAGAATAGGTCGTTCATTCAATTCCCCTTGATTTCCTGAACGGCCTGATATTCCTATCCGCCTGCGCTTCCTGATGCGCTCTTGCAATGTTGGCCTTGGCCTCTTCTGACAGGTTTCTGAATCTTGAAAACTCGCCCTGGAACAGCACGCGGATAACTCCGGTTTCGCCCATGCGTTGCTTTCCGATGATGATTTCCGCAATGCCTTTATCCGGCGTTTCTGGCTTGTAGTATTCCTCGCGGTACATCATCAGGATCATGTCGGCGTCCTGCTCGATAGCGCCTGAATCACGCAAGTCCGACATCATCGGGCGCTTGTCTGCCCGTTCATCAACCTTGCGGTTAAGTTGTGATAAAGCGATCACCGGACAGTTGAACTCCTTCGCAAGCGCCTTCAGTCCTCGACTGATACTGGAAACTTCCTGCTCACGGTTTCCACTCTTTGACGATGCGCTATCGCCTCTAGCCAATTGGATGTAATCGACAACGATCAGCGAAATCCCGTGTTTCCTAGCCATGCGCCGCGCCCTGGAGCGCATCTGCATTACGGTCAATGCGGCGGTGTCGTCAATATGCAGAGGCGACTGATGCAGTTTTCCAATGGCAAACGAAAGACGGGTGAAATCGTCATCTACCATCTTCCCGGAGCGAATCACGTTCATGGAAAGGCTTCCCAAACTGGCAATCGAGCGCTCGGTCAGTTGCTTCTTGTTCATCTCCATCGAGAAGACCAGCGCCGGCTTTCCTTCATTCACCGCAACATTCTCGGCGACGTTGATAGCGAATGCCGTTTTCCCCATCGACGGGCGGCCAGCAACAATCACCAGATCGCCACCATGCAGACCACAAGTCTTTTCATCAAGGTCGGCAAACCCGGTTGATAGCCCGGTAATCTGCCCTCCGTTTTCAAACCGCTCGTGGATGTCCGAAACTACCGACGAAAGAATTGAACCGATTGACTCGGCGTCTTCGCTTCCGGCTTTTGAACGGCTGTCAGCAAGCGCAAAAACAATCGACTGTGCCGCATCAATTCGCTCGACAACCGGAAGCGTTGATTCGTCCTGGGCTATATCTGCGATCTTTGATGAGGCGTTAAGCAAATCCCGAAGACCACGTTTTTCTGCGACTACCTTGGCATAGCGCGTAATGTTCGCGGAACTAGGCGTGTTCATCACCAATTCGCCGAGATAGGCCAACCCGATACGGCCAGAATCAACGCCAGCGGAGGCCATTGATTCGGCGACCGTCACCACGTCGACCGGAAGACGGTCGGCCAGCATCAACGCGATATGGCGGAAAATGATCCGGTGGTCTTCGCGGTAAAAGTCGGACTCTGCAAGGAAGTCGATCCTGTCAAACGACTTTGGGTCGATCAGCAGGCTCCCAATCACGGATTGCTCGGACTCGACATGGAACAGTTCGGCGCTCATGCGGCATCCTTACGCTCGTAGTTGCCCTCGATAACCTTTGCGAAGTTTCCGGCCTCAACGAGCCACGGAAGGCTGCAAGACCAATCCCCTTTTTTCCCCATCAGAAGATCGCACTTCGAGATATAGGCAAACATCCGACCGAAAAACTCAATTCCAGCCTCCTTGTCGAACGGCTTTCCTTTTTTCTTCAGGTCAGCCAGAACCCACTTCCAACGACTTGCTAGATTTTTTTCCCTGGCGCCATCCCATAAACGAGGCTGCGGTAATTCAGGAAGGTGTTCGGCAAACAGGGCAATGATTCTCTGATGCGGACACGGAGCCAGCTTGCTGGCGACAAATGGTTCTTCTTCTGTATCTGTATCTGTTCTGTTCTGGGGCGTTACTGTAACGTTACATACCTCTTTTGACTTTGCCCGATGCTTCGCAACCCTTGCGGCGCTTGAGTCCGAGGCGAATTGGCGCTTATCCCATGCAGTCGGTTTGTTGTCATCTGTAATGAGAGATTTGCTTACGAAAAGCGCCTTTGTTATCGCCCACTCTTCGTTACTTATCCGTAACTGAAACGCTACTTCTTCATCTTGTAACGTTACATCGCCGTTACAGCGAATACAGAGCAACATAACGTAACGACGTTGATCCGTTTCAGACATCATCTGAACCTTTGGATCGTTGGCAAACTCTGCATACATGCGGAACCATTGGTTCGCCATTATTTTGTTTTCCCGAGCGCCATTTTCAGCGTCTTGCACAGCAGCACAACCTGGCGATCTTTCGCTTGCTGGTTATTCAGCTTGGCGACCTGCTTGGCCTGGCTATTTGCTACTTGCCAAAGTGATTTGTTTTCAGTCATACTTGTCCATGTTCTGTTGTTCTGTGAATCCAGCCGAGGTGTTAGCGCACCGATGACGCTGGCTTTGTTTTGTCTGAACTTTTGGCAGCAGACTTCTCCATGTGACATTCTGCGCAACGGAAGCCGATCTTCCATCCGCGAGACTTACGGCCATTGATCGACTTTGAATGGCCGCATTCCGGGCAACGGAATGTCAGGAACATGGTTCCGCGCATCTTTTCGTGGTTGTCGGTAGCGTCACGGAAAGACTCTATGTGTCCAGGTTCTGCGGAGTAGCTCATTCGCCATTGTCCTCAGACGAGTACCGGAAGTTTTGCTTCGCTGACATTATTTGTTCAGCCAAGATGGAGAATGCTGCTGCTGCCACTCGGCTAACCTGTCCGTTGCCAATGGCTTTAATGCGGTGTGACCGATGGGCCATCCCATCAACCACTCGACCCACTCCGGATTCAGGCGCATCGGCGGGGTCGGCTGGCCAGGATGGAAAGTCAATCGCTCCACGCTGTAGTCCATATGGTCGTCGGTGTTGGCGCGGTTGTGGTTCGGCGACCAGCCATTGTAGGCTGTTGCTGTTGCTGTTGGCCACATCTTCGCCGCCGATACCTTCGCAACCAACTCCGGAAGATTCGGAGAAAATCCCCTTGATTCCGCTTTGTCGCATGCCGTCGCTGACACAGATCCTTTTCCATCCGAAGCTCTCGGCGTCGGCCAGATCAACACTTCCGCCGACAATTTCGGTTCGCCCCGGCTGTTCCACTTGCCATCCTTGCGATCCACCGCGTCGTCCGCTACCGGCGTCTGCCAATATCCAGATTCTTTCCCTGCGGTGTGCGGCGCCAACATCGGCTGCGGATACAACTCCCCATCGAGCATCAAACCCCATCTCGGCAAGGTCGCACATAACCCTGTCAAGTCCTCTAGTAACGAGAGCTGGGCTGTTTTCAATGAATGCGTAGCGTGGTCGTACTTCGCCAATAATCCTTGCCATTTCTGCCCACAGCCCTGACCGCTCGCCGTCCAGTCCGGCGCCATTTCCGGCGAGCGATATGTCCTGGCAAGGAAATCCGCCAGCCACCACGTCGACAAGGCCGCGCCAAGGCTTTCCGTCAAAGGTGCATACGTCATCCCAAATCGGGAATGGCGGGAAGGTTCCATCGTTTTGTCGTGCCACCAAGACGGCTTGGGCGTATGGCTCGCGCTCGACTGCACAAACGCAGCGGTGTCCGAGCAATTGGCCGCCGAGTATTCCTCCACCAGCGCCCGCGAATAGATGTAGCTCATTCATTGCCATCATCAGACGAGTACCGGAATAGGCGCGGGCAAATCCATAGCGTTACCGGAATGGAAATGGCAACATAAGCCAGTGCAGCGAGGAATACGGTTAGCGTGGTCATGGCCTATTCAACTCCGGTTCGTTTCCGTTTCCGCCAGCAAAGCGAACCTCGGTCATTCCTGGTGACGACATCAATTCACCCGAAAAAATACCCTCCAAGCCAATGAAGGCCCGGAGGGTTGCGAAGTCCCGTCAGATGACGGGCGGAGGGAGACACTGGTTAGCATCAGATGGATTCCTTGGTCTTAACGGACTCTGGATCGACCACATCTGGCCTGATTTGCGCGAAGAGCTTGAGCCAAT